GCAGCCTGTCGCGGTCGAGCGCCAGGCGGCCAGAACGGTCTGCGATCTGGCTGTCGATGTTGCGAATCTGTGCGCCGGTGTTGGCGTTTTCCAAGGCCAAGCGGGTCGGCGTGTTGGCCGTGATCAGCTCTTTCTCGGTCGCGCCAGCCTCGCCAGTGCGAATCTCGGCCGGTGCCTTGCGAGCCTTGATCGAGGATTCAAGCACCTTATCGCCTCCAGGCAAGCCGCCAAGCATTGTGCCGATGTTGATCTCGGCAAACTTTGGGTTTCTCTCAGCAAGCTGGGCATATGTTTCATATGCCTTGGCGCGTTCTTCACGGCCAGAGTTGCGCTCGGCATCTGCCTTTTGACGAAGAAGCTGTAAGCCAATGTCAGGATTCCCGGAGCTGAATGCCGACATAACCTGACCGCTGAAACGCAGCTCGTTGTCCTGCTGGTCTTTGTTCAGCGTGTCCCAGTTGGCACGCATGCTGGCTGCCTCTTTTTCAGGCAGCAGCATGGCGATGTTGGTGAAGTCGCGTGCGGTCGGGTTCGGGTTGTTGATCAGCGCCTGCATGCCTTGAGTGAGCATGTTCTGGCGTTCGGCAGCCTTCGCGGCAGCTTCCTGCTGCGTGCGAATGTCTGCGATGGTCGCGCCTAACTTAAGGCCACCAATGGCAGCTTCAAATGGGCTTTGGACATTGATCGAATAGTCATATGGTGCTGGCATGTTTTTGTCCTCAGACTTTGCTGTAGTCGACCATCAGGTAGCCACCGGACTCGGAAACAGCACCAGGGTAAACACCCTGCACTTCTTGGGCCATCAAACCGACTTGACGGTCACCTCCCCAAATGTAATCAAACTCGTAAACGTTCAATCCGTCGGGTCTTGTGCCGATTTGCTTAATGTTTTTCTTGAGCCTGCGGTCACTGAATATGTTGCTCAATCCTGGCTGGCCCATTTTTCCACCAGCGCCATATTGCATGCCAAGGACTTGAGCTGGCAGATTCAAAATTCCGCTGAAAGCCTTGGCCTCTCCAAGTTCACCACCAGCCAGGGCTGCGCCGCGTTCTGCCTGCAGTCGTGCAATGGCCGAGCCGGTTTCCATTCCAGCCGTACCGACACCGGCAGCAGACTGCTGGCCAAGTGAAGTCAGTCCACCAAGGCGGCTGTATCGCTGCTCGAGCTCCTGCGCCAGCAACTGCGGACGGAACTGAGCCAGGGCCGCCTGGACGTTTCCGCCACGCAGGCCACCAGTGGCCGATGCACGCTGCAGCAAGGCTTCCTCGCCAGTGCGAAGCATGGCTTGGAATGTCGGGGAGCGCTCAGCGGCCGCAATCTGGGCAGCCTCGGCTTCTGGGGTTCCAAGGCCAAGCATGGCCTGCTGCGCTGCAAGTGCTGGAGCACCAGCCTCGACGTAGGGTTTCAGCAGCTCGCGCACCATGTCGAACTGGCGACGCTGTTCTGCGATGCCAGCCTCGCTGGCTGCTGCTTGGACGCCAGCAGCTTCACCTGCTGCGTCGGCTTGCATCAGGCCGCCGACGAGCTGTGTGCCGCCGACGATTAAGCCGGTAATTGGATCAGGCATGGCCAAACTCCTTCATGTATTCTTCAAACGTCTCGCCATACAGCTCCATGACCAAGTGGGCGTTCTCGTTGGCAAACTTCGCGCCATGGCAAAGCTGCATGGCCATCAAGACCACGTCATAGTACCCAGCACGCCACATGTAGGAGCGTGCATCGGCAAGTCCGGCACGCTCAGCGCGGTCGGATGCTTGCCACTTCAAGACCATGGATGCCACGCATGGCACCAGGACAGGGGAATTCTGCAGGAAGAAGGTGTTTTGATTCATCGCCACAAGGGTGTTCCAGATGGCGGCATTCAGATCGCTTCGCTCGACTGGATCGCCGTCTGCCACGTCGTCAAAGACCTGGATTGCGCTCCACAGCATCAGCAGCCACTCAATGGCCGGTGCAGGCAGCGCCAGAACCTGTTGCAGGTTCTGTTTGAGGCTATCCGTACCAGTCATGCTCTACCCTCCAAGTGGCGATGAGCTGCTGGCGGCTCGATAGGCTCAGCACCTGTATTTTCCCACATTTGCATCACCTGTCAATCCATCTCAAAGTCGCGCTCTTCCCAGGCTTGGCAGGAACGCAGGTCGTGGCAGATGAAATCGAACTTGCGGCAGAAGCCACGGAAACCAGCGTCGGTGTCCCAATCGTTGCGCGGGATACGCTCCATCAAGGCCTGCTTGTAGGTGCTGTTGTCGTAATACTCGCAGTTGGAGCAGCGACGACGCCGGGCCTCTTTCTCGTCCACCTGCATGGCTTTGCCAAGTGCAACCCAGTAGACCTTGTTGGCCGTCGGCTCGTTGCTTGGGTTTTCGGGGCCAAGCATCCAGTCTTCGATCACCACCTGGGTGTTCTTTTTGTTCTCGGCAGCCGTGATGAACGGCTCGGAATCTGGCAGGCCAGTGAATCCGGCCATCATGATCTTTGGCATTTCCATTGTGGTCTCCTTAAGTGATTTCGCGGCCAGAGGCGCGGATGGTCAGGGCAGTGGCCGTGCCGGTGGTCGAGATGAACCCACCGGCGGCCAGCACTTGGCCAACCAGCTCGGGGAAGGTGTAGGTCTCGTCCGGTGCGATTGCGCGGTTGTCCACGATCAAGTTGGTCGCTCCTGCGGTGCCGCCGACACTCACCAGGTTGACGCTGATCAGCGCATTGCTGGAGCTGGTGTTGGTGGCCGTGAATTTGTCGATGATGGCCGTGCAGTTTGTCGCGGTGTATTGCGTAGTCTGCGCGGCTTCCATCTGCTTGGAGCCAATGAGGGGTTTTGCTGTGACTGCCATGTCATTCTCCTTAGGTGGCTTCTGCGCCGCTGGCGATGATGGTCAGGCCTGCTGATGCAGCCTGAATTTGAATAGTGTCTCCTGCGTTCAGCACCTCGATGCCGTTGTACTGCAGGGTGTTGTTTGCCGGGACGGATACGTCATACAGGAACGCGTTACCAGTGCCAGCAGCGCCAGCCGAAGGCACCAGAAACACGCGCACATTGATGGCCGCTCCTGTGGTGTTGGCGATGCTGAATTCCTTGAGCAAGGCACGGGTACTAGCCGGAACGGTGTACAGCGTAGTGACGCCAGTCGTGATGGCCGCTTGGCCAAGTTTAGTTGGTGTGATTACATCGAAAGCCATGTGAGCACCTGATTAGATCGCACGGATGCGGGAAGGTTGGCCAAAGGCAAGATGCCGTTCACATCATGCGCCAGCTCGACATTGTTGCGCACCGGGGCAAGCGCCAGCATTTCAAGAGCGTTGGCCATTCGTTCAATGCTGTCCAAAGCCTGCACAGCCTTCTGGTCTGCATTGCCTGCGTTGATTGCGACATCCTTGGCCAGGCTCACGATCTGAGCCAAAGCATCATTTGCTGCCGCACCTGCATTGCTTGCCTCGATGCTGATGCCTTGGGTGTCGCTCGATGGCGATACCTCATCAGCAATCTGAAACAGGCGCTCGAACTGCTTGATCTGCTCCTGGTTTTTCAGGAACGTGGCGAGCTGGTCGCGGGTGAGGTTGAGCTTCTGCGTTGCCATCAGTAGGCCAATGGCTCGATCTGAGCCTCAAGACGGATGAAGGACAGATGCGCTTGGCTGTCGCCACGGAAACGCTGAATGCGCCAGTTGCGCATGTGGCCCTGCTGGAACCAGGCCAGACGCTTGCGGCTGCCAGTCGTGCCAGCGCGAATGCTGCGGTCTTGGCTCCAAGCCTGGCCATCCACGCTGTAGCTGGTCGAGATCATTGGGTCGACGCCAAGCGCCACGCTTCCGGTCAAGCTGACCAGCTCCAGCTCGTTGAAGATCGCGCCGTTGCTCTCGTTGTAGACGATCAGCGTGCCAAACTCCCAGCGCACAATCTGGCCCCAGTGGTCGCCTCGCGTGTCCACAAGGTAGCCAATGGCGCTGGACTGCGGGTCACCGATCAGCCACTTGTCGTAGGCCCAGACAAGATTCCTTGCGCGATACTGACTGAAGCCGACTTGGCTGGTGGTCAGCGTGAACCAGACGGGCTGGCTTAGCTCTGCGGTGGCAGCAGCATCGAACACCAGCGTGCGGTCGGGCAGGTGGACATACAGGTGCTGGTGAGCCTTGTCGTTGCGTGCCTCCAGCTTGACGCCAGCCAGCTGCGCCTCGGTGTAGCCGAGCAGAATCTGGTCGATCTCCTGCGTGCTTATTTTTTGAGCAGTCGCGTTTGCGCCGAGGTAGATGCCTGGCGCTTCATTGCGGCCGGAGCCGAGGAAGGCGACGCTTTCCACGAACACGCAGCAGCCGAACGTACCAATCACGCCCTTCTGAATCTGTGCGCCATCGATGCGCTGGAACGGGAAAAACTCGCCGCCCACGTTGTCGAACACCTCGATGGTGTTGCGGTTCAGCGCGTAGACCTCGTTGCGCAGCTTGAGCAGCGCCACCACGGGGTCTGGATCAACTTCGCTGGAGCCATACTTCAGCGGGTTGACCTGTGTCGGGTCAGACAGCTCGGTCACCACCAGGCTGGTGCCATCGGTGGTCATGAAGTAGCCATCAACCCACACCACATCCAGAACGATGCCAATATCTGGGTCGGTTACTTGAACCAGGCCAAGTGCGCTGTTCCAGTAGTACAAACGGCCGCCGGATGCGATGGCCAGTCGGTCGAAGCTGTAGTCCATCGTCACCAGGGTGTTGATGGGGCCGCCAACGTCACCCAGGATGGTCACAGCGCCATTGCTGGCCACAGTCACTAGCTTGGTGCCCATAACCCGGTAGCAGACGCCGTTCCAGTTGATGCCGCCACGGTCGATGCCTGGGCCTGTGCCGTTGCCGACGATGCCATCACCAGGACGCAGAAAACCGGCACTGATGCCGGACTGCTTTGGGACTGGCACCAGGTTAACCGGGTACGACGTGCGCAGGTCTGGCCCGTTGTCAGCGTAGATGCCGTTGAGGATTGGAATCTGCATGGCTTACCACTTGACCTTGTTGGCCCAATACGCTGCGCTCATCTTGCCCTTGGCGATGTTCTCAGCGTGCCTGGCTTTGAATGATTCTCGACGAGTTTGGTCTGCCTTGGACTCGCCTTCTTTTTTTGGAGACCCAGAGACGCCCTGTTGGCCAAACCGAATCGTCTTGACCTGGTCGCCAACCTTGGCCACCACGACGTGGGACTTGGTTGGATGCGAAGGCGTGCGCTTGGGCTTGTTGTAGCCCTCGACGCCTGCGCGTGCCAGTCTTGAGTCTTTAGTGGCCATGATTAGAAGATAGCTTGCAAGCTGTAGAATTCCAATTGAACCAACTCATTTGCAGTTGTTGGTTGAGCAGTGATTGCAAATGTCTGATCCACATTAGTGTTAACACTTAGTGTCAAAACCGTACCTGTTGATGCTCCGTGGCCAGTTGCGCCAACTGCACTTGAGACAATTTGCGAGCCGCCACGATTAACAATCTCTTTTTGAACAGATACGCTTGCAACGTTGGCTGCGGCCAATGTGAAGATTGCACTACCACCAAATGTCATTCCAAGGTTTTTGGCGTTGGCACTGTTGGTCAAGCTGAAAAGTGCATTGACTTCTATCTGTCCACCAATTCCGATTGACCAGCCTGGCACAGTGACAGATGCCAAAGTGACTGCTGTGTTGGCCACTGCGACCACTGCGGTTCCGTACCAGACCAAGGCTGTTTGAGTGCCTGACTGTGTGCCGCTGGTTGTAACTGCTGCGCCGCCTGCTGAGGTGGAGACGGTGAAGGTGTTGGCCGACAGCACGGTTTTGACGTAGTACGTGGTGTTGATGGCCAAGCCTGTGGGCAGTGCACCTGTGGTGGTGAAGCGGATCGTGTCATTGACCGATAAGCCGTGGCCAGTCCATGTGACCACGCCAGGCGCTGCAATGCTGATCGTGACGGTGGCGCTTTTGTAAGCCAGATCGATTGTGACTGCTGTTCCGGTGGTGTCGGTGTCCAATGCTGTGACTGGGTACAAACCAGTCACACCTGTGCCACCAGTCCATGTCACATAGACATTTTCACCAACTGCCACAGCTGCTGTGAGGCCGTGAGCTCCAGCGCTGTTCAAGCGAACTTTGCCTGCGTTGTTGTTATAGGTCAGCGTCGTGAATGTGCCAGCAGCCTCGACAAGTCCGATTGGGCCTTTATTCTCAAGCATCAATTGAGGGAAACTGCGCAGCTTGGGCTGTGTGCTGACGTCATATTCGACGGTGGCATTGCGATTCTGGATGCGGATGGTGCGGTCTTGGCCATAGGGGCCGAAGGTCTGTGCGCTGTTTGCCAGCGTGGCCAGCGTGGTGTAAATCCATGGCTGGCCGGGTTCGGCAGCTTGAATCTGCACGACGCTCGGCTCGTCTCCTGTGTTGCCGATGCTGATGGATTGGCCATTGGGCACCAGGATGTCGAAATCACCGGAGATTTTGCTTGGTTGAATGAACATGATTGCTCCTTGGGGTTAGGCGATGCGATACCAGCTGTTGAGCGACTGCACAAAGCGCATGCGGAAGAAGTCCTGCGCGGCCAAGTTGCCAGGCACACCGTAGGCTGCAGATGCGCCGTTCAGCGCCAGCGTGAAGCTGGTGATCTGCTGTGTGGTGGTAATGAGCACCTCGGTGCCGTCAGGCGTCTGGGTGTTCAGCGGCAGTGTGATCGTGCCAACGGCCAAAGTTCCGGCAGGCTGGAGCAGCATCCACTGCTGCTGGCTGACAGGGGTCGGCACGGTGATGTTGAAGCCGGTGCCTGGCGTCGAGATGCTAGTGGCCAGCGTCGGGGCTGCAAAGGTCTGCTGGAAGTAAGTCAGCAGCGCACCGATAGGCAGGCGTCGTGCATCTCCGTTGTTCGGGGTGTAGACGGGAATCTGGTCTCCGGGCGATGCCTGGAGCAGCAGCGGGAGTTGGTTGATTTGTGGCATGGTTTGTCCTCAGTTGTACTCGATGGGGCCGTCCGGGCCTGCGGTGACAGGATCGACCGGAGGACGCAGGAATGGGTTGTCGTACACGCGCCAGGGCTTGTTGCCAGCGCCAGACGGCATGGTGACGGGCATCTGCTGCGGGATTGGTGCGGTCGCACGCTGCAGCAGGGTGTTGTAGCTGTCCTTGGCCACGGCCTTGGTTTCAGGCATCACCACCTTGCCGTAGCCAGGTGCAATGCGAATGGCCAGATTTGTGATGATGGCCTCGTTCGCGCTGTCTGGCACTTCGGACGGCTCGTCAAGGTCGCTGTACTGTGGGCTTCCTGGCAGTGGGTAGCCCAGACGGATGCCTTTGCCGTTCCAGTCTGCGATCATTGCATCGAGGCGACGCAGTGCGGTCTGGAGCTGCTCTGGCTGCAGGTCGAAGACATAGGATGCAAGGCCGATTTCCTCGAATGCGGCTGCAACGAACTGGCGCTTGCTGTAACCCATATCAGGCCTCCTGCTTGCTGAGTGCTTCGGTGATCATGGCCAGCAACTTCTCGTCGCTGGTGCGCTTGGTGAACGTCAGGCCGAGTTCTTTGGCTTTCTCGATCAGCTCGATGCGGGTGGGCGCTGCGTTGTCATCGGGCACAGCCGAGACTTCAGCTGCAACGGTTTCCAGCACCTGGGTGGCCTGCTGCGCCAGCAGACGGTGATTGATGCCGTCGATGGGGCGCGATGGCTTGCGCACCTTCACGGGCTTTTTCTTCTTCAGGTATTTCGGGGCGAGGATGTTCTCTTCCATCACTTGGCCTTCTTTCTGGTCTTGGCTGCGGCCTTGAAAGCGGCAGCGGTTGGCGCACCTTTTGTGCCTGGCTTGCGCATGCGCTCAGGCGTCTTTCCTGCAGCCTTCTGGCGCTCAATGCGCTCACGCTTGGCGTGAATGTTGGCGTACAGGCCGGACTTCATTTCTTGGCCTTCTTGGGCGCTTTGCTGGGCTTGCCAGCAGCCTTGGCGGCCTTGGTGGCGACGTTCAAAGCGATGGCCACAGCCTGCTTTTGCGGCTTGCCAGACTTCATTTCCTTCGAGATGTTCTTCCCGATGGACTTGCTTGAGTAACCTTTGGTCAGTGGCATTTTGAGCTCCTATGCAGAAAGGGGGGCCGGAGCCCCCCAGTCTTTCCCGGTTTACTGGTTGAACAACAAGATGCCGGACATCTCGGGGTTCTTGTTCACAACACCGAACAGCGTGTCCATGCGGTACTTGATGGTCATGCTGTCAATGTCGTAGAACTTCTGCATCACCAGCTCGATGCCCTGATCGGTGGTGGCACGCATCACTGCGACGCCAGCATCGGAAGGCACGGCATAACGGCCAGGCAGAATTTCCAGAGAATCACGCTGCCAGAACACGTTGACCTGTGCGGTGTTCACGTTCAGGAAGGTGATAGCAGCTGTGTTCGAAGGCGTGGCAACTTCCACGTTCTTGTACTGCAGCTGGGCGTCGGTCGGAGTCAAGCCTTGTGCGCCGATGATCGGGGGAGTGATCACCAGAGTGGTGCCGCCTGCAGGCACGCTCACGACGCGGAAGGTCTTGAGCTGACCAGTGGACTGCTTGGTGATGTGATGCACAGCGAACACGCCGCCGATGGTGAACGAGTCACCAGCACGGACGTTTGCCGAAGAGCTCACGGTCACGGTTTGGAAGCGGTTGTCCACGTTGATCTGGCCGCCGACCGAGGTCGAGGTGGCCTGAGGCGTGTAGTTGGCCTGAGTGCCTGTGCCATCGGTGTCGATGGTGATGGAGCCACCACCGGCAGCAGCGAGCTGACGGTTAGCGTAGTCCATCTTGTAGGTCTCGAAGCCAGCGACCATGCCGACGTAAGAGCGCTCGTAAGCCTTGTCAGACTTCTGGTTGCCGAACGAACGTGCGGTGCCAACCAGGTTACCAGCCAGACCGTTGTAGTCGCGGCTGGACAGGGCCATGAAGCGGTCGTAGTCTGGCACGCCTTGCTCGTTCATGATGGCGTCGCACAGGGCCACGTCGTCATAGTCACCAGCAGCAGCGGCAATCGGCACCACCAGCGAACCCAGGCCAGCGGCTGCGTTCATGATGGCGACGTTGATGTCGCTGGCCAGCTTTTGCTTGGCGCTCTCGCCCAGGCGGCCTTCTTGCAGCGCATCGCGCAGCTCGAGGGAGGTCATTTCCCAGGGCACGGTCTTGCTGAAGCCCAGGGTCGCAGGCACGGCCAACTGCGTCATGCCCTGGTAACCGGGGATCGGCGTGCCAGGAGTGCTGTTGATCGACTGAGCGATATAGGGCTGAGGACGCCAGATGGTGTTGTTGGCACGTTCCATCATCGTCTGATCGGTCTGGTAGACCGAGACGTTACGGGAAAGCACCAGCGCGTCTTGGAAGCCTTCGAGGAGGTCTTCAAACGCAACGCGCTCTTCTTTGGAAAAACTATTCGACATGATTCGGTTCCTTTAAAAATTGGATCAGTTTTTTGCCGCTTTCTGTCGCTTGTACTGGAGC